CCGACACCCCGCCTTGTCTCGGATATGTCTCTGAAACCCCAGGTCACAGCCCTGAATCTTCGAGAACCTGGTAATGGTCGCCAGGACTTCGCCAGGTTTGCTGGGTCTGTCGCAGGGTCGCGGGCGGGTCGACGGTTTGGAGACTGTGGCGGCGCTGTTCGGTCACGGTTTGTGGCCCTGGCAGTCCCAGGCGGGTCGTATGGGTCTGGCGCGCAGGGGGGACCGCTGGCGTTACGCCGTGAACGTCGTGTCTGTCCCGCGCCAGTCGGGGAAAACCCGTTTCGACTTCCTGGTCTGCGTCGACCGCTGTCTCAACCAGCCTGGCGCACAGGTCTGGTACACAGCCCAGTCGCGTACGGACGCGGCGTTACGGTTTCGGGAACTGGTTCGGCTGTTGCGGGCGTCGCCACTGGTCGAAGACCGTCACCGCGGCGAAATCGGTTCGGGCGATTTTCGGGTTCGGTCGGGTATCGGCGACGAAGAAGTCGCATTTAGCAACGGGTCGCAGCTACGCATTTTCGCGCCAGCCGAAGACTCGCTTCACGGGTCCGTCACTGACCTAGTCGTGGTGGACGAAGCCCGATTTTTTGACGCCCACCGCGGCGACGGGCTTATGGCGGCGGCGTTACCGACGCAGGCGACCCGCGACGGTCAAGTGTGGATTACGTCAACGGCTGGCGACGCCGACAGCGGGTTCCTGTTGCGTCAGCTGGAAATCGCCAGGGCGTCGCTGACGAATTCGGGCCATGTCGGGCTATGCGAGTGGGGTATCGGCGACGACACGGCGTCTGGGGACCTTCTGGCGACCGTCTGGAAGTGTCACCCCGCCGCGGGTCAGCCTGGCGGACCTCGTCGTGAAGCGCTGGCGGTCGCCGCCGACCAAATGCCAGCCGCCCAGTTCGCCCACGAATACGGAAACCTGTGGCGCACCGCGGGCGACGCGCGTGTGTTGTCAGGTGACGCGTGGGCGGCGATACAGGACGACCGTCCGCTACCTGACGGTCGCCCTGTGTTCGCCGCCGACGTTCCGCTTGACCGCGGCGAGTCGCCGATTGTCGCCTGTGTCGACGGGGTCGTCGAACTGGTCGACACGGTCCCGGCTGTCGCGGTCGCGGGGCGACTGTTGGAACTGGTCGACCGCTGGGACCCGTACGCCGCCGTCGTCGACGCCGCAGGTCCCGCTGGGACGGTCGCCGACAAACTTCGTCCGGTCTGCGACCGTCTGGTCGTCAGCACTACCCGCGACCTCGCCGCCGCGTGTGCGATGTTCTACGACGCGGTCGCCGCCCGTACGGTTCGTGTTCGTCCGTCGCTGGTCCTGTCACAGTCGGCGGCGGACGCCCGCAAACGACAAGTCGGCCAGTCGTGGGTCTGGTCGCGTGTCGACGGCGGGTCGCCGATTGTGGCGATGTCACTGGCGTTCTGGGGCTGGGACCGCGCCCGAACTATCGCCGCCAATCAACAGCAATGGGTCGCGTTCTAAGGGGTCGCTATGGGACTGTTCAGCAAACGACAAGTCACGCCAGGCGCGCCGATTGATTCGCCGCGCGGGTCGCGGATACAGGCGGCTGGCCCGAAAGTTCGCACCGCGACAGACGGGCGCGACGTGTTGCTGAACACGCCTGACGGCTGGGAAGTCGACCAGCCCTGGTTGTGGTTCACGGGTCCCGCCGGCGGCGGGCTGGGTCCGTTCGGTAACCCGCTGGTCCCTAGTGACGGCGACCCGTTCGGGCTGTCGAATCAGGCGGGCGTGTCGCGCTGTACGTCGATTATCTGCGACACGATTTCCGGTCTTCCGTGGAAAGTGTTCCGCGGCGAGTACACAGAACTGCCGACGCCCGCCTGGCTTATCGACCCACAGTCGACGCGGGTAGACGGGCGAGTCGTCGACCCTGGGCAAGTGTGGGAAGCGCGACTGTCAGCGGTCGAATTCTGGGCGAACTGGATATGTGCGGCGCTGTGGTTCGGCGACGGCTACGTGTACGCGCCCGTACGCGATTCGAACGGTCAGCCACAGCCGCCACTGTGGCAACTACACCCCGCGGACGTCGTTATCGACGGCGGCGACTACTGGGTCAGCGACGTACGCCTGTCGCCTGGGTCCGTGATTCACCTGCGCGGGCTGTTGCCGTATTGGGACGGTCACGGTCACGGGGTGATTACGACTCACGGTCCCGAACTGGCGTTAGCGGCGACTGTGCGGACGTACGCGGCGGGCGTGTTCAATTCGGGCGTTCCCGCTGGCTACCTGAAATCGTCCGCTCCGACGATGACGCCTGACGACGCGATGAAACTGAAAGCGACATGGCTGGCGCAGCACGGCGGCGCGAAACGCAGCATCGCGATTCTGAACGCGACGACCGAATTCCACCCGATTTCGATTTCGCCTGTGGACGCCCAGCTGACGTCGTCGCGGGAATGGTCGCTGCGCGATATCGCCCTGGCGTTCGGGCTACCCGCGTACATGCTGGGCATCGCTGGCGATAACAGCACATACGCGAACGTCGAATCGCGAATGATTGAACTGAACCAGTTCACACTTCTTCCGTGGATACGACGAATCGAGTCGGTCCTAGACAGCGAATTCCCAGCGGGTACGTCGCTGAAAATCCGAACCCAGGGACTACTGCGCGCCGACACGAAGTCGCGGAACGAAAGCTACAAGCTGGCCCTGGACGCGGGCTGGCTGACCGTTGACGAAGTCCGCGCGCTGGAAGACCTACCACCACTAGTAAGCGAAGGGGTCGCGTAATGAACGAAGTCCTAATGGAACTGCGACGGGTCGACCTCGCCGAACGTATCGCTGTCGGCGTCGTCGCACCGTACGACGAAGTGTCCTACCTGACGCCGCACATAGAAGGCGAACGAATCAAGCGCGGCGCGTTCGCCCGTTCCATCGCCCACCATCGCGGCGGAATTCCCGCGCTGCGAAACCATTCGACCGACAGAAAAATGGGAATGTCGACAGGCTGGGACGACGGCGACGACGGTCTAGTCGGAACGTTCAAGATTTTCGAAGGTCCACACGGCGATGACCTGTTAGAAGACCTGCGAACAGGTGGGCTGGACAGCCTGTCGGCGGGGTTCCAAGTGATTCGGGCGACCCGTGGCGCGGACGGCGTTCGCGAGATTCACGAAGCGCGGCTGGTCGAAGTGTCATTTGTCGCCCTACCCGCCTACCAGGGCGCGGCGATGCTGGCGGTCAGGTCCGCACAGTCGCTAGACGACATTCTCGCCCCGTTCCTGAACCGTCCCGACGTGAACCTAGACCCACTGCCGGCGATTCTGTATAGTCACGTTCGCTAGTAGTTGCATTTGCAACTACCCACTAACTGAATCCGCGGCCCGCATTAGCTCGCCCGCTGGGGTCTAGGCACCTGACGACGGTCAGCCCGCCGCCCAGACGGAAACACCTGTTGCACCTGCGACACGACGAACCCGACACGGGTTCCCTGACGCATGGGAGTACCACAGGTGAAACACGTAACACAGCTAATCGAAGAACGCGATTCGATTACCAGCGAAGTAAAAGCGCTGACCGAACGCGCCGCCGACGAAGGTAAGGACCTGAACGCCGAACAGCTGGCGTACATCGCGACACTGCAAACGCGCGCTAGCGCTATCGACTCGCAACTAGTCACACATTCGAACATTCTCGATTCGCAGCGGTCGTACGCCGACCTGTTGACGAAGCTGGAACCACGCGAAGAAGTCGCGAAACCAGAACGCCGTAACGGGGTCCAGAACGTCGAACAGCGTTCGTGGGGCGACCTGTTCGTCGAATCAGAAGCGTTCAAGAATTACGGCGGCGCGGGAACTTCACAGCGCGCCGTCGTCCCGTTCAGCCTTGAAGAACGCGTCGCTATCAACACGGGCGACGGTCTGGTCGTCCCGTACATCTTCACGCCCGCCGCGTACACGTACGCGACGCCGCTCATGTCGGTCGTCGGACATATCACGACAGGGTCGAACGCCGTCGAATACATTCGCTGGACCCCGAACCCACAGACCGCCGCGCCGATTGTCGCCGAAGGCGGAATGAAACCAGAAGCGAACATGACCGCGACGCCGACGTCGGACACGCTCGACACGTACGCCCACTGGAAGGGAATCACGCGACAAGCGCTGGAAGACATTCCCCAGATTCGGTCGATTGTCGAAAACCGTCTGAAGCAGGGAATTATGGTCGCGCTCGAAACGGCGGTCGCCGCCGCCCTGGCGGCTGACGCGAACATTCCGCCCGCGACGGTCCCTGTCGGCGGGTCGCTGACGGAAGCGATTCGTGTTGGCGTCGCGACGGTTCAGTCGGGCGGATTCGCGACGCCGAACGCCGTACTGGTCAATCCGCAGGACGCCGCGGGAATCGACATCGCGATGATGCAAGGGACCCTGAACGGCGCGTCGCTGAACGGGACCCTGTGGGGTATCAAAGTGATTCCTGTTCCTGGGCTGGCGGCTGGGACCGCGTACGTCGGCGATTTCAAGGCGGGCGTACAGATTTTCGACCGTGGAACGACGTCGCTGTACATGACCGACAGCCACGCCGACCTGTTTATTCAGAACATCGTCCTAATTCTGGCCGAAATCCGCGCGCTGGTCGCCGTGACCGAACCAGCCGCTATCGCCGAATGTTCAGTGTCGCTGACCGCGGCGACACAGTCGACGTCGGCTGGCAAGTAACGATGCCCGCGACCGCCGCGTCTGTGCGAATTCACCTAGGCGTCGACCCCGCGTCGACCGTCGACCAGGAAGCACTAGACGCGGCGGTCGCCGCCGCGAACGACGTCGTCGTCATGTGGCGACCCGACCTGACGAAAGACCCAGACGGAATCCTGCTAACCGTGTGGCCCGCCCGTGTCGACCAGGCGGCAGTAATCGAAGCGGCGCGGCTGTACGGGCGACGCGGAAGTGTGCAAGGCGTCGCCGCGTTCGCCGACCTGGGCGTGTCACTGATACCGCGCCTAGACCCAGAAGTTCGGTCGCTGTTGGAACTGGGCGAATACCAGCGTTCGGTCGTCGCGTGACTTCGCCGGCATTCGACCGCGGTCTAGAACTGGTCGACAAACTGGTTTCGGCTGGCATCGTCGCCACGGTCGACCCGCGGTCGGCGACGCCGCCGTGTGTCCTGGTTGGCCCGCCGACGAAACGGTACGACGTCGGCTGTGGGTTTACCGCCGAATGGCAGTTAATCGCGCTGGTTCCTGGTCCTGGGAACGCCGACGCGTTCAAAGCGCTAGACGCCCTAGAAACAGCGGTCGCCGAAGTCCTACCCGTGACACGGTCGACGCTGACTCAGTACAGCCTGACGCCCGACAATCCATCGCTACCCGCCTACCGAATCGAATACACAGAAGGGGTCTAATCATGGCAATAGTTGAATCTCGACTAAAGGACGGAATTCTGACGCTGGGGACAACGCCAGAAGACTTTTCGTGTCAGGTCACGAACTGTCGTATCAATTCCAGCTACGACGACGACGGCGACGCGGTCGAAACGCTGTGCGGCGACACGATTCCGCCAGGGCGAAAGCTGGGCGGGCGCGCGCTGGCCGGAACGGTCATTCAGGACTGGTCCGCGGCGACAGGTTCGTTTATCGACTACTGCTGGGATAACGACCTGACGGTCGTCGCGTTCAGTTTCACGCCCGCGACAGGAACGGTCCTGACGGGCGACTGTCGTATCGAAGTCCCCAGCGAAACGTACGGCGGCGACGTGAACGTTCGCCTGACGTCCGACTTCGAATTCGGGATTATCGGCGACGTCGTCCGAACGCCCGCCGCCGCCACTACGACACAGGCGACGACGTCGACGCCGCAGACGGTCGACGCGTGAGCGAAGGCGACATGACGATTCAAGTCGAAGGACTCGCCGAACTGGCGCGGACGATGAAACGCGCAGGCGTCGACATTTCGGAACTGAAAGACGCCCACACACGCGCCGCGCAGATAGTCGCCGACAGGGCGACGACACTCGCCCCGCGACGTACGGGTCGACTGGCCGGGAACGTTCGGCCGGCGAAGCAGGTTCAGCGGGCGCGGATTATGGCGGGGTCGTCGGCGGTCCCGTATGCGGGTCCTATCCACTGGGGCTGGCCCGCCCGCCATATCGACGCGAACCCGTTCATATCGAACGCCGCCGTCGAAACACAGGACCAGTGGCTAACCGCGTATCAGGAAGATGTTCAGAAGGCGTTAGACACAGTCAGGGGTACGTAATGGCCTGGCAAACGTTACGCGTCCAGCTGAAAGGCGAAGACCCCGTAGTCGTTCAGACGAACGCGCGTGATTGGGCGGCGGTCGTTATCGACCCGAACAGCCCGAAAGCGCTGGACATGACTTTTCGTGTCGCCCATCACGCGATGCGGCGACTCAACATGACGAACGTTCCGCGTGATTACGACAGCTTTCTAGAAGTGTTGGACGCCATACCGGAAACGGTCGAAGAAGAAGACGCGCAACTGTTGGACCCTACCCAGACGGGTCGCTAGGGCGTACCGCTGTGGGCCTAGCGATTCGGACAGGCGTCCCGCCCGACGCATGGTTAGAAGACACACGCGCCCTAGTGACCGCCGTCGAAATCTTTAACGAAATTGACCGGAAGCGACGCTAGTCATGGCCGCGCCCGCCACCCTGAAAATCGACATCATCGCCGACGCCACGAAGGCGTTAAAGGCGATGGGAATGGTCGAAGAAAAAGCGGGGTCGTCGAAACTGTCGGGACTAGGCAAGACCGTGACGGGCGCGCTGGGGACCGCGGCGATAATCGGGTTCGGGAAAGCGTCCGTGACCGCCGCGCAAGAATCAGCGGTCGCGACGGCGCGACTAGACAGCGTGTTCGCGTCTATGGGCGACACGACAGGCGAAGCGTCGAAAGCCGCGCAGGATTACGCGTCGTCGCTGTCCGCGCGTATCGGCGTCGAAGACGAAGCGATAATGGCGGGACAGGCCCAGTTAGCGACGTTCGGCGCGGTATCCGACGCGACCGCCCGACAGGCCGGAATTTTCGACAGGGCGACACAGGCGGGCGCTGACCTGGCGGCGACAGGGTTCGGGTCAATCGAATCGAACGCCGTCGCGCTGGGTAAGGCGTTACAGGACCCGACGAAGGGAATGACCGCGCTGGGTCGTTCGGGCGTGACGTTCACGGACGCCCAAAAAGAGTCGATAAAGCAGATGCAAAAATCGGGCGACCTGTTGGGCGCGCAGAAGGTCGTACTAGGCGCGGTCGAATCACAGGTGAAAGGGACCGCCGAAGCGACGGCGACGTCGACAGCGAAAATGGGCGTCAAGTTCGGCGAACTGCAAGAAACGATAGGGAACAAACTGCTACCCGTTATCGACAAGGTCGTCGGGTTCTTCACGAAGTACATGGACCTGCTGATACCGCTAGGCGGCGTCATTCTGGGCGTCGTCGTCGCTGTGAAGGCGTACGAACTGGCGTCGAATCTGGCGGCGGTCGCGCAGGGCGTGTGGAACGCCGCGCAGGTTGTCTTTAACGCGGTCATGGCGGCGAACCCGATAATGCTGGTCGTCCTGGCGATAGCCGCGCTGGTCGCCGCGGTCGTTATCGCCTACAACAAAGTCGGCTGGTTCCGCGACTTCGTCGACAAGTCCTGGGACGCCGTCGTGAAGGCGTTCGACGTGTTGAAAGACGCGGCGGTCGCCGTGTTCAACTGGATTAAAGCGAACTGGCCGCTACTACTGGCGATTCTGACTGGCCCGTTCGGAATCGCCGTCGCCCTGATTGTTAGCAACTGGGACACGATAAAGGCGGGCGCGACGGCGGTCTGGGATTGGGTCAAGGGCAAGTTTGACGCGCTGGTTTCGTTCTTTCAGGGTTTGGGGTCGACCGTGGGCGCGGCTATCGGCGCGGTCGTCGACTGGATAAAAGCGCCGATACAGGCGGCTATCGACATGTACGACAAGGTCAAGGGAAAATTCGACGACCTGGTTTCGTTCCTGCGCGGGCTGGTCGACCAGATAGGCGGGGTCGTCGGGCGAATCGTCGCCGCCCTGAAAGCGCCGATAAACGCGTTTATCGACGGCTGGAACAATCTTCACTTCACGGTCGGCGGCGGGTCTGTGTTCGGCGTCGACCTACCGAAAGTGACGATTGATACCCCCAACATTCCGCGACTCGCCCAGGGCGGGTCCGTGTTGCGAACAGGTCTGGCAGTAGTCCACGCGGGCGAACAGTTCAGCGGGGTAGGGCGGTCGTTCGGCGGACAGACGGTCATAAACGTTCACGTCACGACAACAGGTCTAGGCGCTGACTCGCCGCAGATACAGCGCGCCGTCGTGAACGCCCTACGCGGACACGTCGCCCGAAACGGCGCGCTCGACTTCGCCGTCAGAACGGGGTCCTGAAATGCCCGTGTGGCGTCCTGGGGACGCGTGGCCCACGACGACGCCTGGCGGCGCTGTATCGCCCCACTGGGGCGGCTACACGAAGCTGTACGTCCGCACAGCGATAGGCGCGGGGAACCCGTTCCACATGGGCGCACACAACTACGACCGACTGTCCGCCGGCAATGTGTTAGGCGGCGGCGTTCCCGCCCCAGCGGGCGACCTGTGGGTCGACATCGCCTGTGATGTTCGCGACATGGAAGTGATTACGGGCGCGACGACCTCGCAGGGAATCTTGTCGAAACCCGACGCGGGGACGCTGACCGTCACTATCGCTGACCCAGGCGGTATCTACGACCCGCTGAACCCTGGCGGACCTTTCGCCTACGGCGGACGGTCGCGGCTGGTTCCTGGGACGCCCGTCGAAGTGTTCGCCGAAGTCGTCGACGGCGACACAGCCGCCGTGTCGACACACTGGCTATTCACAGGGACCGCGGACAGCTGGCAACAGGACTGGACGCCGAAACCGTCGAACCGCGAAACGAAACTGATAGCCAGCGACGCGACGAAACAGTTCGCCCGACTAGACCGTCCCGAACAGGCGGCGACAGGCGCGGGCGACACGACAAAACAGCGCGTACATCGCATCGTCGATTTCTTCGGCTGGACAGGACCCGTCGTCGACCCGCCGACAGGTTCAGGAACGGCGACGCTACAAGCGACGACGCTCGCTCAGTCGGCGTGGGAACTGTTGAACCGCACACTGGACGACGAACTGGGGTACGTGCACGTCACCGCGAAAGGCGAACTTCGCTGGCTACCGCGTTCGACATGGTCGACGACCCCGCCGCCGTCAGTAACGCTGGGCTGTGATGTCGGCTACGACGTACTGATAGACGCGACCCCGTCAGCGATAGACCGACAAATGAGAAACGCCGTCTACGCGGCGCGGACAGGCGGCGTCGCCCAGTTCGCACAGTCGACCAGTTCGATAGACAAGTACGGACGCTACGACTACACGCGCACCGATTTAGGGCTAGCCGACGACACTCAAGCGGCGACGTGGGCGACGACACTGGTCACGCTGTACGCCTACCCACAGGTGACGCTTGACGATGTCACAATACGACCCGACGTCGACCCGAAACCGTGGGCGGCGTGGAAGTCGGTACTCGGGTTCACGCCGATAACTGACGTCGTTCGCGTCCACTGGTCGCCGCCCGACATACCGACTCATGTCGTCGACGTCAGTTCGCGCGTGTTCGGTAGCAACCATCGGATTACACGCGCCGCGTGGGAAGTGAAATGGCAACTAGTCAACACTCGCCC